AAGCGGTGGAGCTTTTCCAATATTTCTTCGACAAGGTCAAAGAATCGTTTACCAAAGCTATGGTGAAGCGTGTGGCCGATGATGTCGCCAAGAAGTTGAAAAGCCAATGGAAGATTGTCTTCGGCATGACCCTTATATGCACGGTGGGCTACGTGCTATTTACATACGGAGCTAAGGCCGTCAAAACCTTAGCCGCAGCCGTAACTACTTTGATGCCTTTTCTGTCCAGAGGGACGAGAGAAGAGAAAACAGTTACGGAAGGCGAAGTGGCCGAATTTGCAGCGGTTGTAGCGCAAGCTAGTGAGGAAGACGTCGGGTCTCTGAATTTAAATCCCGGATCTTTCAGGCCTAGTTATGCCGCTAAGCTCTGCGGCGGTCTGACCCTTTGGTTTACAGGTCTGGCCGCGACAGGCAAGAATATTGTAATTGCTGCTAAGCATGTCAACCCCCTAGTCTCTGCCGGCAAGCATGGTCTAGGGTTTATGAAGCATATGCTTAAACATTTTCCCGCCGCCGTTCAAGGCGCTGTTTATGAAATAACAGGTTTCAACGCCTTAGAGAAAGAAGCCTGCTATGCAGTCGTTCTGGATATGATGAGGCTGCGGCAGATCTATGCAGCCAATGGCAACGTAGTCACAGGTATGACTTTCGTCGAGGAAGTTGTTACCACGATGAAGACGGCTAACGCAATGGAGACGACCTTAGCTTCGAGCACTGATAAGACTCGCGACGTTTTTTCGCGGATTAAATCAGAGTTTGACTATCTGTACCAAGAATCTCTTGTTTACAGAGGTTTGGCTGCTATCCGACAAGTGCCCGTGTGTCCTTATTTCTATGGGAAACCTGGTATTGGGAAGTCGGTTGCTATGTCCCGAGTCTTCGCCGACGTTTTACGCGATACTGGTAATAGTTCGATTTATTCGAGAGCAGCCGGAGGTCGCTACTGGGACGGTTATACGAGTCAGAACGGCGTTCTCATTGAAGAGTTCGGTAACACCATGGGTTTCGATGAATGCCTAGAGGTCTTACAGATGATTAGCGTGAACCCGATGATTCTCAACATGGCCAATATCGAAGCCAAAGGTCGGTTCTTTCGGAGCACTTTTGTAGCCATGTCGACCAACAAAGACCCTAGGAGTCAGTTCAAGACGAGTGTCGACAAAGAAGCTTTTACCAGAAGGATTATTCCTATCAATGTCTGTCTGAAGAAAATCTATCAGAAGAAAAGCGGAAAGCTCGATGTTGAAAAACTCAGAGGCGCTGGAACTGATTTTGGTCATTTGGATTTCCATGTGACAGATGAAGATAGTGAAGTCCATGTCATGGATTATCGCGGCATGATTGGTTATCTGCGCGGTAAGTACATAGCTAATAGCTTGGTTTATCAAGCAGCCGTTGAAGACTTACGTCGAGACTGTATCGCTAGAAAGGGCTCGATCGATCCTTTGTTCTCAGCTGAGGAAATTAAGAGCTGGAAAGACCCGGAGGTCATCAGTGTTCAGGCTGGAGAAGATGACGAAGGTCCTGCTAATAGCTCAGTCAGTTTTAGTGAGCTAAAGGCTGATTCGTCTGGCCAAGGTTTTAAGACAGGGTTTTTGTCTTCTGTCATAGAACCATCATCAATCATGGTTACAACTGGCGGTTCCTGTGGGAAAGTAGATTGCATGGATGCTAAATGCGAAACACCGAAGTGTGTCTACATGGAGGAACTGCAGCGCAGGGTTCTTGGAAGCATATGTAAGTGTGATCCTTCAGAGAGAGGCCACGGCAGCTGTTGTGAACAGTATAAGCTCCAGAGTGATACTTATATGCAGTTCATCAAGGTTGAGCAAGCTAAAGATGCCGAGATGCGTCAAGCCACCAAGTATACGTCGCCAGAATTGGCTGCGATAACTGCGGGTTCTTTTTGCCGTAACCATCCGGTTCTGAAGACTGTAGTTATGGTACTTGGCACTGTCGCCGCTGTCGCGGCGGGTTTTAAAATAGCCCTGGCCGCAATTAAAGTAGTTACTAATTTGTTTGGCGGGCCTGGCAAGACCGAAGCCAAAGAAGCTGTCGCAGAAGTCGTAGTTCCCGTTGTCGAGACAGTCTCCGTAGATAGTCAGAGCAATTATGACAAGGTACGTGATAGGGATGAAGATGAAGCGAGGGTCTACGATTGGTATGACTACGGCGCTGATGAAGTGACGGCTAGACCAGCCGAACGAGGACCTGGTCGTCGTGTTAGGATTAGAGTCCAGTCTGACGATGAGAAGTTCGAGAAGCGGATGGCTCAGTATGGCACGATCCAGGCTAGAGTAACTAAGAACATGGCAGAGATTTACCTTAACGGTCGAAAGATAGGTTTTGGGATCTTTGTGAGGAATGGTAAGTTACTGATGCCTTACCATTTTATCGCCAGAGAGATTGAGACTGGCCCCGGTAACGCACAGATCAGAGTAGTCAGAGCTGGCGAAACCAAAGACGTATGCGTGTCTAAAGCCAATCTACGCACGTTAGCCAAAGAGGATGGCTACACTCATGATATGTGTTGCCTAGATATCGAGATGGCCACTACTGTTCGTGGAATAGATAGCTATTTCCTTCCAGAGGAAGTAATCAGGCGTAATTACGAACTCATCCAGGAAGCCGAACTGGTTGGCACGGCTAATGTCAACAAAGCAGGCAACGGACGTCTATCTTTGGAGAAAACGTCGTATACTGCCAAAGGCAACCAGAGTCTTTTTGTTGCTAGCAAGTATAAATACCTGCCTCAGATAGCTGGTGACTGTGGACGTGCTCTAATGGCCCCCAGTGTGCAAGGCGTTTTGGGCTTTCACGTCTATATGTCTAGTGCGGGTTTAGACCAGCACGGAGCAGCAGCGCTGTTGTCCCGTGAATGCGTGAGCAGGCTAGTGGGCGAAGTCGAGATTGAACCCCAAGCCATAATTAACGCAGTTAGCGATGAATATGTTTTCCTTGGAGAGAATGGCGCGCTAGTTTGCATCGGTAAGGTTGATGCCCCGATGACAGCACCCATGAAGTCTAGGCTTGTTGATTCAGTTTTCCGTTCAGAAGACTGGTGTTTACCGACCAAGTTTCCCGCCGTCCTAGGACCTGACCATCCGACTAATCCCGGTCACTCGACTCACTCGATTGTTTATAGTGGGTTGTTACGCCAGTCGAAGGGCGTAAAAGAAATATTCGATCCTGACTTAGATTACGCCGTTAATTCGGTTGTCGAGGACTACAAGTACCGTGGAGGCGTCCGAGATCTGTTAACTATTCCAGAAGTGATTAATAGTTCTGACAGGTTCCCCGGTCTAGGTACCATGTGTATGTCGACTAGTAGCGGTTATCCATGGGCCTATAAAGGCCTAGGTTCTAAGAAAGGCGGACACTTCTCAGCTAGCATTAACAGAGATCGTGTCATTACCAACCCCGAACTCCTCGATGAAGTTTCTATGGCCTGTAAAGACGTGGAACAGGGATTTAGGACCAACGCTGTTTGGTCTATGTTTCCTAAGGACGAGGTCAGAAGTAAGATCAGGGTAGAGACGGCGCACACTAGAGTTATATGCGCTAGCCCTTTACATATGACCCTTGTCTTCAGGAGGTACTTCGGTGCTTTTTTGAGCATGTTCCATATAGAGAGGTACGAATTGGAGTCCTGTGTTGGAATGAACGTGAATTCTTCCGATTGGGACTTACGCGTTAAACGCTTGTTGTCCGTAAGCGACATAGGGTTTGACGGAGATTATACTCAATTCGAGATGTTGGGAACTGTTGCTATGCACCGGAGAGTCGGGACGATTATCAATGCGTGGTATGGTGAAAACTGTGTGTTGGATAACCAAGTCAGACTGAATCTCCTTAGGGAGAGTGCCACGGCCGTCGTGAGGATAGGCGACAGTGTTTTCGGGACTTCGGGCTCGAATAAGTCGGGCTCTGTCTTGACTACAGTCATTAATACGTTGATTAATGTCATTATGATTAGGTTTGCCTACGTTAATATAATGAAACGGTCGAAACCCGAGATCAGTAGTATTAGCTGTTTTAAGCGGTATGTGGCTCACGACGCTTTCGGAGACGACGGCAGGACCGCTGTTCATGCCGAAGTTAGAGAATGGTTTAATGGGCCAGCTATTGCCCAACTGTTTGAACGCTATGACATTGTCTTTACTTCAGGAGATAAAGACAAAGAGTTTGCTATGAAGAAGATTGTGGATTGCACCTTTCTCAAGGCTACTACTAATGAAGATTGTCACTTCATTCCCGGGATTAGGTATTATCCCAAAGCCAACGAGCAGGCCGTCGTGCAGAGTCTGTCTTTTAGAGTCAACACTATGAGTCCTCTAGAGCATGCGCGTTGCTTGACTGAAGATACTCTACGCAGAGTTTTCGGGTCAGGCAAGCAAGTCTTCCAGATGTGGTTCCAGAGGTTGCGGAAGATGGCAGTTAGGTATGATTATAGCTTCAACTTGCTCAACTTTGAAGATCTAGTGTTCGAATGGACCAACAGAATATTTGTGTCTGAGTTCGGAGCTTTACGATTGTTCGACCCTATGATTGAGGCCCAGATGACCGACGAGACCGGCGTCCCGGTGGACGTCTCTGCTCCTGTTATGCACGTAGCCGCTGGTGCGGCCAGCGTGCCAATCAGTGATTACGGAGGAGTGAGGAATAAGGCCAATACTGTTTCTGATACTTTGAAAAAGTTCACAGCTGTTATGGATGTGCCTGCTGGCGAAGATCAGCATGTAGTCAGGAATGTGGCCAATTGTCTTCTGGCCTTTAATCCTGGCACTATTTGTCAGACGCCCTTGGAGTATTTTGGCAAGATGTATTTGTGCTATTTCGGTAGCTTACGATACAAGACTTTATGCGAGGACCATCGTGACGGAGTTAATTCGGTTGCCTACTTTACTGCGGACCTCACAGTCCAGAAGAATAGTCTGGGCGCTCTGCAAGGGACAGGGACTAATTTCGGACCGGTTGCGGTCGGAGGTAAGGTCCTGGAAGTGCAGGTCCCCTACATGAGTATTTTCCCTTTTTTGATAGTCCCCAGGATAACGACCCAGGTAAACGACCTGAGGTATAGCTTTGGCGCTGTGGGTTTCACGGTGACCAGGGCTAGTGGTAAAGGCGCGGTTTACGAGGCTGCTGGCGACGGGTTTAGACTGTTTAGGCATTGCTTTGTTCCCCGATTGAGAGTTACAGGCATGTCTCGTGCTCATGAAGGTTTGCCTTACCCCGTTCCTAAGTTGATTAGGATGGTTCCTGGTGTTTCGACTATTGATGTAGTTCAGGGACAGATCTCCACTATGACCATAGTTGACATTAGTCCGCGCGAGAATGCCCAACCCATCGACTGGCTAGTGACTGAGGCTCGCTTTTTGTCGAATGCTCAATTGATCCAGTGCGGATTGCCGATAGGGCTGACGCAGGCGAGGAGATATGTTGAGGAAACACACGTGGCTAACGTCAACATTACGCAATGGAGGACGATATACAATAGCGTTCGGATTGAGCCTAATCCTGTATCGGGCGGCCTGACGGAAGATTTCGTTGCTAGGCCCATAGGCGAAGTCATTACAACCAGTACGGGCCAGATCTTGGCCAGGACCTACTTCGTCGTGAGAGATAAAGACGAAGACCTTGCGTATAGAGCTTGGCTTGGAATTAGTCCTAGTGCCACCTACGTCGTCTCGTGTCTTAAAGACGCTTCGCTCACAGCCAAGAACACGGCCCCAGTGATAATAGCCGGGCGTTCTGCTAGGCAGTGGTCAACCGATAGGTACTTCGCAGAAGTCGACGAAGTAATTCCGCAGTCAGGAGACGGGATAGTTTTTTCCTCGGCTCCTGAAGTCTCTAAAGGCGCTTCTGAGACTTTCTCCGAATCTTTGAGCATTGGAGAGGCAGCCATGACTGATATTCACGCAGTTGAAAGACAGCAGTTCTTGGGAGAATATAAGTGGTCGATGAACGACGCGGCTGGCGCTGTTATGCTGGCTTTAGACGTTCCGCTCGAGCTGATGAAGAGCCGTTTGACCACCCAAGCCTTTAAACGGAATGTCTTCTGGCGAGGAGACACCGTTCTCAGCATCCATTTGCAGACGACGCAGTTTAATAGCGGCCGTTTTGTGGTGCTGTTTGTGCCCCTTTTGCCTAAAGCCGAGGCTATTGAGAGGTTTGCTGCTTCCGGGACCAACCAGTCGATGGTTCCTTATGTGAACGTCGACGCCAATAGTTCGAAGACCATTGATTTCGTTATTCCGTATTTCAGCCAGTACACGCACGTCAACACGTTTGAGAGAGGTTCGTCTTCTAGCTTAGGGACTCTGCTGTTCATAGTTAGGAACCCGTTGTATATCGGCGATTCAATGTCCTCGGGGCTGGTCTACACGTTGTTCAGCAGGTTCGAAAAATCACAGTTTAGCGTGGTGAATCCTACGGTCACGACTATTATTCCGCAAGGGGGCCTTAATTCTAAGGTCACCAACATTAATATTCGTAAGGTAGTTGATAGCACAATAGACGCAAGCAGCACTGGCGATAACTTCGAAGCTAAAGCTCAGTTTACCAAGAACGATAAACCTAACTTAGGCTTGAACTACACTCCTGTGCGAAATGCTGATTATCCCATGCTTTGCAACGCGAGCAACGTTGAGTACGCTGAGAACCTGAGCCTGGAGTGTTCGAGCATTGTAGGTTTGTCTAACGGTGTAGCAGGCACCATGGTCGACGAGATGGATTTCGGGTTCCTTAAGGCGAAGCCTAGCTTTGTTGGCAGTTTTGTCATAAGAGCTAATGGCGTGGCGAATGAGCAGATTTACTCTCGAAGGCTTTGCCCGGTTCCCGAACTTTTCTCTGCTGTAGAGGATGAGATCTTTCAACCCGATTTGTTGGGTTACGTGTCGGCGCCGTTTTATTTTTGGAAGGGCAGCCTCAAATTCCGCTTTGAATTTGTTGCCACGGCGTTCCACACGTGTCGTGTAGCTTTTTGTGCACACTATTCCATGCCATTGGATACGGTTGTCGATGAGGACGCTCTTTCTCAATACACGATTGTACACGACATAGGAGTCGGGCAGAACGACATAACGGTTACGTTTCCGTGGCGAAGTTCGACTCCTTGGAAGCGCGTCCCTAACTCGACGCGTTCCATTGAGAGTGACTGTTGCCTGGGCTATATGTCCGTCCGGGTTATCAATCCTCTCAATCCTCCCGATAGCGTAGCACCTTTCGTGGAGGTTAACGTTTTCTCTATGGCAGGAGAAGACTATGAGCTAAGTGGCTTCGGGAATGCTTCGGAGGACTTGCAGAGTGTCTTATGACTCGCAGTTCTCTCTGGCTTTCTCGTGCGCGAGAGCTCAGTCGTGGTTGACGACATTAAACACAACCAGCCCCGCCTTGGCGGGGCCCGTCGGCACAGCGACGTTAAACATAGTGGCAAGGAAGGGCCCTTTGGGCCCCGTCGGAACAGCGACGTTAAACATAGTGATGGTATAGTATGTATCTTTCCTTTTAACTTTTGTATGCAGACTATTCCTAAACGAGCCATTAGGAGCGTTGAGCGATCCCGCGCTGGGATCAGAGGCTCCGTTCCTTTTGGTTTGTCCATTTTTTAGTCTGTTTACTTTTTTTCTTGTTTTGCTTTTGTAATTCAACACTAGGTAAATCTCGGCA